ATGGCATCACCAAGGTCTACGACCGAAACAGCCACCACATTTGCAAATACTGCGGTGGCATCGCAAACGGCATCGATGACGATGTTTTATGCGCCGAGTGCCGAGAGGACTTCGGTCACGCATTCTTCAGCGAACTTTAATCCCCAATAACACCCTGGGATAGAGCCGAGAGGCTCTGTTCCTCGTTACAGCCATAGGGCTGTTTTTTTATTCCCTTTGAAAGGAGATGACCGCTATAGCCAAGAAAAAATACACGCCTACAAAGTTCAAAGCAAAAGACTCCGTCTACGATAAAAATGCCGCTGACTATGCGGTCAACTTTATCGAGTGCCTCTGCCACACCAAAGGCACCTGGGCGGGTAAACGCTTTGAGCTTCTTGATTGGCAAGAACAAATTATCCGAGACCTTTTCGGCACACTCAAGCCCAACGGCTACCGACAGTTCAATACCGCTTACATCGAAATACCCAAGAAAATGGGCAAGTCCGAACTCGCTGCTGCTGTTGCACTTCTCCTCACGTGTGGGGACGGTGAGGAACGAGCCGAAGTATATGGCTGTGCTGCGGATCGTCAGCAAGCCTCCATCGTTTTCGAGGTCGCAGCCGATATGGTACGAATGTGTCCGGCTCTCTCCAAGCGAGTGAAAATCCTATCCGCTACCAAGCGTATCGTATATATCCCCACGAACAGCTTTTACCAAGTTCTCTCTGCCGAGGCTTATTCCAAGCACGGCTTCAACATACACGGTGTTGTCTTTGACGAGCTTCACACGCAACCGAACCGAAAGCTCTTTGATGTTATGACAAAGGGGTCTGGCGATGCTCGTATGCAACCCCTCTACTTTCTGATAACCACCGCCGGGACCGACACTCGTTCCATCTGCTATGAGACGCACCAAAAGGCGAAAGACATCATCGAGGGTCGAAAAATTGACCCAACCTTCTATCCCGTCATTTACGGCGCGGACGAGGACGATGATTGGACAGACCCCAAGGTATGGAAAAAGGCAAATCCCTCCCTTGGTGTTACCGTTGGCATCGACAAGGTTCGTGCAGCTTGCGAGTCCGCAAAGCAAAACCCCGCCGAAGAAAACGCTTTCAGGCAACTCCGCTTGAACCAATGGGTGAAGCAAGCGGTGCGTTGGATGCCTATGGAGAAATGGGACAAATGCTCACTTGCCGTCCCCGAAGACGACCTCGAAGGGCGCGTTTGCTACGGTGGTCTTGACCTTTCGTCCACAACCGATATTACAGCGTTTGTGCTTGTTTTCCCACCCACCGATGAAGACGACCGATATGTCATTCTTCCGTACTTTTGGATTCCAGAAGATTGCCTTGAACTTCGTGTTCGGCGAGACCACGTGCCATACGACCTATGGGAAAGACAAGAGTTTCTCAATACGACCGAGGGCAACGTTGTTCACTACGGTCACATTGAGAAGTTCATTGAACGGCTCGGCGAGAGGTTCAATATCCGAGAGATTGCCTTTGACCGTTGGGGTGCGACACAGATGGTTCAGAACCTGGAAGGTATGGGCTTCACCGTTGTTCCCTTCGGGCAGGGCTACAAAGATATGTCACCGCCCACCAAGGAGCTTATGAAGCTCGTCCTTGAAGAAAAGATCGCCCACGGCGGTCACCCGGTTTTGCGATGGATGATGGATAACATCTATATCCGTACAGACCCGGCGGGCAATATCAAACCCGATAAAGAAAAATCCACAGAAAAGATAGACGGTGCGGTTGCCACTATTATGGCACTCGACCGAGCCATCCGCTGTGGCAACGACACAAGTGCCAGCGTTTATGACGGACGCGGGCTTTTGTTTATATAAGGAGACACAATGGAAAAACCTATAAAACACGTTGTCTCGCTGTCCGGCGGTAAAGACTCCACGGCTATGCTCCTCCGTATGCTTGAGGAAGGCAGACCCGTGGACATCATTCTCTTCTGTGACACGGGCATCGAATTTGACGCGATGTACCGACACATCGAAAAACTCGAAAAGTATATCGGCATTCCGATCACGAGACTCAAGTCCCCCTATGACTTTGAGTACCTTTTGCTTGAGCATATGCCGAAACGCAAGAACCCTGAACTCTTCGGTCGCAAGGGTTATAGTTGGAGTGGCCCCCGTAACCGTTGGTGTACTGCGATGCTCAAGCAACGCATCATCAACAAATACATTCGTAAGCTTTCCAAGGAATATACGCTCAAACAGTACATCGGTATCGCAGCCGATGAGCCGGAGCGTATCAAGGAGTTCAACTACCCCTTGGTGGAATGGGGTATGACCGAAGCGGACTGCCTGGCTTATTGCAAAGCACGAGGCTTCGATTGGGACGGCTTATACGACATCTTCCACCGCGTCTCTTGTTGGTGCTGTCCCCTGCAATCCTTCGATGAACTTCGCAAACTCCGAAAGCACTTCCCGGAGCTATGGGCGAAGCTCGGCGAATGGGACGAGAAAACGTGGCGCACATACCTTAAAAACTACTCCGTAAAACAACTGGACATACGCTTTGCCTTCGAGGAGGAACGCCTGGCACAAGGGCTTCCGATCAAGGGTAAGGCGTTTTTTGATGCCCTACACGAAAAATTGAAAGAAGGTGATGGATAATGGGTATCTTTTCAGGATTATTCAAATCCCGCGACAAGCCCCAAAACAGCACAGCCGGAAGTTCATATACGTTCTTCATGGGCGGTTCTACTTCAGGAAAACCCGTAAACGAGCGTTCAGCCATGCAGATGACAGCGGTTTATTCGTGTGTCCGTATTCTCGCTGAAGCGGTCGCCGGGCTTCCGCTGCATCTATACCGATACACCGAAAACGGTGGCAAAGAAAAAGCTATTGACCATCCGCTTTACCTACTGCTCCACGACGAGCCAAACCCTGAAATGTCAAGTTTTGTTTTCAGAGAAACGCTTATGACACACCTTTTGCTTTGGGGCAACGCTTACGCACAGATCATACGCAACGGTAAAAACGAGGTCATCGCTCTGTATCCCTTGATGCCGAACAAGATGGAAGTCGACCGTGACGAACACGGACAGCTTTATTACAAGTATCAACGTTCAAACGACGAAGCTCCCACGATGGAAGGCTCGTCCGTCATTCTGAAACCTTGCGACGTGCTGCACATCCCCGGTCTTGGCTTTGACGGACTCGTCGGATACAGCCCCATAGCAATGGCGAAAAACGCTATCGGTATGGCGATTGCCTGCGAGGAGTTCGGAGCCAAGTTCTTTGCGAATGGTGCTGCTCCCTCGGGTGTCCTTGAACACCCCGGCACAATCAAAGACCCAAGCCGTGTGCGTGAAGCTTGGCAGAGTCAATTCGGTGGATCTTCCAACTCCGGCAAGGTGGCTGTTTTGGAAGAAGGAATGAAGTACACGCCTATTTCCATTTCCCCCGAACAAGCACAATTCCTCGAAACGAGGAAATTTCAAATCAACGAAATTGCTCGAATTTTCAGAGTGCCTCCGCATATGGTGGGCGATCTTGAGAAGTCGAGCTTTTCAAATATTGAGCAGCAGTCCCTTGAATTTGTCAAATACACGCTTGACCCTTGGGTGATCCGTTGGGAGCAATCCATTATGCGTTCTCTTCTCACCCCGGAAGAAAAGAAAACGTACTATGCCAAATTCAACCTTGACGGCTTGCTCCGTGGAGATTACCAAAGCCGAATGAACGGTTATGCCATCGGACGGCAGAACGGTTGGATGTCCGCAAACGATATCCGTGAGCTTGAGAACCTCGACCGTATTCCCGCCGAAGAAGGCGGTGACCTCTACCTTATTAACGGCAATATGCTCCCGATGAAAAATGCGGGTGCTTTTGCAAATATAACACCTACTGATAGCGGAAAGGAGGAAACACCCGATGAAGAAGTTTTGGAATTGGACGAATCAGGAGAAGACGGAGACAACTCCGGCAATGCGAACTCTGCACCTCAACGGCACCATCGCAGAGGAAAGTTGGTTTGACGATGACGTCACACCACAGCTTTTCCGAGAGGAGCTTGAGTCCGGCAGCGGTGACATCACCATTTGGATTAACAGCCCCGGCGGTGATTGCGTTGCGGCGGCTCAAATCTACAATATGCTGATGGATTACA